GATTGTTACCGGCGTAGAAGACGTTAAAAAAGATGGCGTGGTAATTGAATTAATGATAAAGAAATATATTGTTATTAATAATGAAGACTTTAGTGATAGAGAATCTTTAAACAAACATCTCACGAAAATAAAACATTTTTGTGAGCAGGCCAAAGAGATAGAAGATTTAAAGTATTTGCCTATCAATATGAGGTAATTTATGCCAATAGATAATCAGCAACTTCCAGGTACCGGATTTAATGCCGACCATAGAGTATTCTCTAATTTTTTTGCTGATAATCAAATCATACAGAACGTATCTATTGTTCAGCCTAAAAATCTTCTTATTGATATATTAAGATTGCATTTTAAACGTGATAATATATTTACGTATAGAGATGATGAGTATGGATTTCCGCTAACTCCAGATATAACAGATATGGATGTTGATAGCCCTAATACAACTAAAATTTTAATATCCGATGTTTTTAGAAAAGAAATTAAATTTTACCCGTCAATAACTGTGAAAACAGGAAGCGGGTCCTATAACCCGCTTTCTTTTAACCAAAATGGAACTATTAAATATAGAAAAGATTTTATAGATACAAAATTTGGTGGAAGAAAAGAAATTAGAACACCAACACACCGCGTTTACGCTGGTGCTTGGGACATGAATTTTGAAGTCACCGTTTATTGCGAAAGTCATGCTGAGCTAGAAGAGATAGTCGAAATAGTTAAGATGATTTTGCAATATGTCTCCTTTAATGAGCTAAGAGCAAATGGTCTTTTTATAAAAACATTAAGTGTCAGCGGAGAAAATGCAGAGTCTTATGCTAATGATTACGTATTTAGTCAAACCATAAGCATCTCTACTAGATCCGAATGGCGAGTTGAGATTCCTCTAGAAAATGTAATCGAAAAAATTGTCTTTTATTTTGATGTCAAAAGAACGCCTATTCCCGGTGAAAACAAAGAAGCAAGTTTACAGGCCCTCAGATTTGATGATTACATAGAAATGGCGGAAATAAAGCTGTAATTTTAAACTACTAATATAATAAATTAAAATGATCATTTTACTAAGTAAAATATGGAGGAATTAAATGGCTTCAATCCCCGGAATATCAGGGTTCGTTCAGCCTGGCGTATTTGCTAGAGACAGAGTTATATCTAGGGGAGTATCAATCCCTGGTGGGCTCAGAATCCCATGTATAATGGGTGAAGGTCTAAGAGAGGAAACTATCGTTGAAGCCGCCCTTGGTGATGGCCGAGATGGTAATCCTGCGTGCAGCCCTACGGGATTGCCACTCGGAAGATTCTTTTCTCTTCAGAATTCCCCAGTAATCAGTGGAAGAGCGGAGCTCTATCTTAATGGAAATCAGCTTCGTGGTATTGAGATGCCGATAGATGAAAGTCCATTTGATGGAGAATTTGGCTTCAGAATAGATCCTGAAACTGGATGCATAGAGCTTCAAAGAGCTGTAGTTATGGATCAGGATGGTCGCAGATTTTCTGCAAGCACTCTCAATGTTGGAAACGGAGTCATCGTTGACGGAACTTGTGGAACTTTCGACTTAGTATCAGTAATAGATGAAAATGCGCCAAACGAACGATGGACCGTTCGTGCCGTTAGTGTTATTAGGGACACTCTCGGTAATCCAATTCCGGGACTTACTACGTTTACTGTATCTGGTTCTGTATCCGGGTCTATTAAGACAGCTAACGGTCAGCCAATTCTCTTTAGAGATTCTTATTACACAGGAACTCAGGGTGCCACTTCGGGAACCCAGGTTGCCTGTGATGATGGATTTGTTGTTGCAAGCAGTGACGACTTCGGATCTGGCTCTGCGGTCGCCTTATCAGGAGATTTAACCCCCCTAACCACAAGAACTTTTGAATTCTCCGGCAACTTGATTGTGCAGGGTCAGGCAGTTGTTGGCGATGAGCTTTGCGTTGATGGATATATTGGAATAGAAATTGAAAATATAGAGTACGACTCTGGAACCGATATCACAACCTTAACTTTGGTTACTGACAGCCTCGATGTTGGAATCACTAGTTCTACCTGGGAAATTAAGGCAACCAATCTATTCATAGATGATCCATCCATTCTTCATGATGGTGTTACTGGTGCTCCTGCTACCGCTGGTTCTTTTAATAGCTCCTCGCTAGGAAGAGTTTTAATGATATGTGGTGGTGCCTCTTCGGGTCTTTATAGAATTGATAGAGTTACATCTTCAAGAAGAATTAGAATATCTTCACTTGAGGATTCCCAATTAGGCCTTCCTAGCATGATAGATGATGATCTTGATGGTCTCGCCGAAACAGGTCTTCAGTTTCACATACTTGAAACCAATGGCGTCATTTTGTTCGGAATTAGAACCGGAACTGTACCATTTTCTGTCGGAGATAAGTTCTTTGTAGATGTTCGCTCCGGCGTTCTAAAGAGAAATGATAGACTAGAGGCCAGATATATTGCCGTAAGTGATATTAATGACCCCGAGCTATTTGATAGCGCCTCTGATCTTCAGGTTAAGCACGGAAGAGAGAGCCTTACTAATACCCTATCTCTTGGCGCTAGAATGTGCTATGAAAACCAGGCCGCAGCAGTATTAGCAGTTCAGTGTAAGCCAGCTATTGCAAGAAGAACTAGCTCGACTCTGGTTGGAGAGGTTAACTCTCTAGGTATTGGTGGATTTAGAGCATGTGGCGGAATAGCATCAGACTGTGAGCCTGATGACTTACTATTTCCGATTAGGCGTCCACTATTTGGACTTCAGAATGGAAGGCCGGACTTAGACACCCAGGTTAACATTTTTGTAATTAGAGGCGGCAGAGAAACTCAAATCTTCCCTAACAAGATCTCTTTTTATAATCCTCAGATTGAAAGCCCAGCTGGACAAACCAGCTTTATATCTAGCCCTGATACAACCTATTCATACACAATTGTAAATACTGATACTAGAATTATAGGTCAAGGTGTATCGGGCCAGCTTTTCGCCGCAACATCAACATTCTCAAGCTCCGAAATTGATTTCGATGCAGACGATGTTGGCAAGGTTATCGTTGTTCAGTCGCTAGTTACTCCTAGTGACGCCGTACTTACCACATCAGATGATATCAGCACCCATCTTTTTGGTAATATTCTGGTTGGAGTAGAGCTAGTAATTTCAGATGTTCTTTCTGATAACACAGTAGAAGTTGCCGGAAATATAGTCGCTCTACCAAGTATCATCGCCAACGCAAGTTCTGTTCAGTTCTTCGTTAAGGATTTGTCTGATACTACTAACCGTAAATCGGCACTACTTCTTCACAGAAGTCTAGTTTCCAGTGGAACTCTAAGAGAGGGTGATGGAATTAGAATTTCTTACATTGACGAAGTTGACGCAGATTTCTTTGATACCAACTGGTTCGAAGCATTTGAGGCTCTTGAGGCGGAAGATTGTCAGATTGTAGTTCCGCTTCCGATTCAAAACCGTGGTGGAATCTTTAGAGCTGCGATTCAGCATGTTGAGACCATGAGTACTATTGCAATTCAGAAAGAAAGAGTTGCTATGTTTGGCGCTCAGCAAGGTCTAACTACCGATGCTCTACTTGGACTTAGAGAAGTCGCAATAGAGGATATAGGAGTGTTAGAGGGAATTCAGGGTAATGACCCAGAGGAAGTTCTTGATGGCAACACTGAAGACCTCCAGGATTACAAGCTGGATAATAACTTTACCAGCAATAGGGCAGTCTATTTCTACCCTGACAGAATTGTAAGGCCTATAGCCGGAACAAACACCTTTATAGACGGATTCTATATGGCCGCAGCTGCTGCCGGATGGTTATCTCAGTCACAGAATGTTGCAGTTCCTTTGACCAAGAAAACTCTAAGTGGATTCTCAATTCTTCGTGATAGAAAGTTCAGGCCAGCGCTTCTTAATCAGCTTGGTGCAGTTGGAGCAACTGTTGTTGAGCCGGTCATTGGAGGAGGCAGGGTTCTTGCTGGTAGAACTACCAGCAGAACTGGATTCATTGAAGATGAAGAAATTTCAATAATCTTTATTAGAGACGCAGTGAAGGAAGCTCTTCGCCAAGGAATGTCACCATTCGTAGGAACAGTTGAGGACAACAACGTTCAGGGCCTTATGACAGCTAGAGTTGCAGGAATAATGGCTTCGCTAGTTTCCCAGGGTCTTGTCACCCAATACGACTCAATTAGGGTTCGTAGAGATAAGTTTGATCCAAGACAGTGGAATGTATTCCTAAGGTTCCAGCCAGCATACCCCATAAACTACGTGTTTATAGATATTGAGGTTGGCGTACTCTAATCAGTTAGAGAGAAACAAAAGCTTCGGATGGAAAACATCCGAGGCTTTATTCTTAAGTTAGATAAAAGTAAAACTTTCGTGAATTACTAGACTTCTTATCTTATACTTTCTATTTATATTATAAATATTATTGATATAGCCGTAACAAATTTTCGGCATACCTGGAGATACCATGGCTACATACCCTAGAACCGGCTCTATCCTGGACAGCACCACAAGAACAGCTCTGAGCACCCAGATTATTGTCATGGTTGATAATGAGCCAGTTGGCGCTATTCAGTCTTTTCAGGAAACCCAGAGAAGAAACAATAGTAGAATTACAGAAGTTGGAACAGATGGAACAATCGAGATTGTCCCAAATCAAGCCGCTGATTTCAGCATCAGTGTCGAAAGAATCGTCTATGATGGACTAAGCGTGACAGAGGCCTTCTCAAGAGGTTTTAGAAATATTCAGGCTCAAAGAATTCCATTTGATATAGTTATTATCGACCAGTATACCGGAACTGATGATGACGCTGTAATTACAACTTATAGAGGCTGCTGGTTTAATAGCATCGGCAAGACTTACAGCTCCTCTGACTATGTTATCAGCGAGAATGTATCCATAGATGTTGAAAATGTAAGCACCATGAGGGGCGGAGAGGCAGTCGCACTTAGCCAGGGAACTGGAGGAAGTCGTCAGATATCTGGTCAGGTTGACTCCGTTGAGCTTCTGGCGGACTCCGGCGCTCGCAGAGGCGCTCTAGACTTCCCAGGCCTGATTAGTGCAGCTTTCTAATTATCACTGATATATAAAGTAAAACCCCGGACCTTTGTTCGGGGTTTTTTATTTAACATTCTAACCTATAACTATTTAAATAAAAAAGTATAACTATTTTAGTTTCTGTTACTTTTTTATATATAGCTAGAGGTTTTGATGCATACTCTTGATATTTTAAAGAATGATAAAGAACTATGGAGGGAACTAGAAATAGTTCCGGCTAAGTGTAGTTTCTGTAATCAAACTTTTGAAATAAAACACGGCACTCTTTATAATATAATTAGAAGAGAGGCTGACGGCATTTATTGCTCCAGAAAATGTTCTGGAGCCGCTCGGGCAAGAAGCACTCAAGAAAAATTTGTTTCAGATGGCGGAAAGAAATGCAAAAGATGTGATGAGTTTAAGAGTCTAGAAAATTTCTCATCACTACCAAACCCTCCATATTATCGATCCGAGTGTAAGCGCTGCCATAATTATAAGCCGGCGAGACATTATTTAATATATAAGGAAAAATCTTCGCGCCAGGGTATGAAGTTTAACCTTTCTATGGATGACTTTTTAAGCTTCGATGGCCAGCCTTGTAATTACTGCGGAGAGGAACTAAAAAGCATAAGGCTGGAACTTTTAAACAATCATAATGGGTATTTGTTAGAAAATTTGGTATCATGTTGTAGAAGCTGTCAGAAGTTTAAAAATGGGCTTGATCACGACGAGTTCATATCTTTATGTAAAAAAGTATTGAAAATAAAAAATAATGTGAGGAATTTATGAGCAGAAGAAATAGAAGCAATGTAGAGCAGGGTGGGCGAGATTCAAATGTAGCTGATAAGATCAAGGCAATAAACAATATGTCGCCTCAGATGAATGACTTACTTGACAAAGTTAGGGAGCTGAACGAGTCAGATGCCGAGCAAAAACCAGCCAAGCCCGCATCCAGAAGCATTAAGGAGCTAATTCTTTTCGGAAGAGTTTCCAGGACAGTTCAAATGGGTGACTATAGTTTTTTCATGACTACTCTTAATAATAAAGAGCAGAAGCGATTGGTTAGAAGCCTTACCGACTTAGAGCAGAGTGATAGACTTCTTAATGTAAAGACTTACACTCTATCTTTTGTTGTTAAGTCGATTAACGAAACTAAACTAGAAGACATTTATGAATACGATGATGATGAAGATGATATGACCACCGAAGAAGTAAGGAGGGCGGTAATAGATAACCTTCCTTATGCCCTAGTTACAGAGCTCTTTGAAGTTTATGATGAGATGGCTAAAGAATCAATGGATCTGGTCAAGCCTGAAAAAATGGGGGACGAAATAAAAAACTAATTCAGGAGCCTGAGTTCTGGCTCCGCTGGGAACTATGTAAGATTTGGCAATGCCGAATCGATGATTCGATCTTCAATAAAGTGACTATTCCTCAGTGGAATTTTTATTCAGAAATGATAACCCAAGATCGAAAAAGAGAACTCGACAGAGAAATAGCAATGACAGAATATCTTGCATCATTCTGGAATCCCGAAGCTGTAGCTAAGGCCAAGGAGATGAGGGAATCTAGAGGCCTTCATGCATTTAAGGATGATGTCGAATTTGAAAAGTCTATTTTGACAGGAGAATATAAGAATAATAAATATATAGATGCTATTAGAAAATTGAAAGATGCAGAAAGCATTGGGCCTATAGCTAAAAAGCGTGGGACTGATGGAAAAACTAATCTACCAGATGACCTATCTAGCATAAACTACACCAGGGAGAGCTTTGATAAATAATGGGAATCATAGAAGACCAACTTAAAGAAATTAATAAAGCTATCGAAGGGGCTTCCAAGTCACTAGATGATCTTAATAGAAAAGCGCTAGACGGTGGCGTTGGTTTTATTGAGATTGCCTCCTCAATTAGATCTGCAACATCTGCAACAACCGGATTTGTATCTAAATTGGGTGAGCTCGGCTCTAAGATGACCCTTGGGCTTGATCTTGGTGTAATCTCTGGATCGCTTGGTTTCTTATCCGACACTATGAATACTGTAATTAATTCCTCAATCGAAGCCGCTCTGGTGATGGACACTTTCGGTAAGGGAATTGACTCCGTTACTGGATACTCAAGAGCTCTAAATTCAACTATGTATAAAACTGTAGCAAGCTTTGGAGAGGGTTACGAGTCGGCAAAGCAGTATGCTGAGTATATGATTAGTAGTGCAACTAAATTTGCTACCGCAGAATTTGGCTTTATGACACCTGGAGACAGAATCAAGGCATTAGAGTCTATGTCTGCTGCCGGTATTTCACTCGGCAACATATCTTCTGTAGTTGAAACGGCCGCAGGAAAGATGGATCTTCTTAATGTTGCATTTCTGCAATCTAAAGCTCTAGGTATGGAACTTAGCACCTATTCTAAAATACTATCTGATTCCATTATGAGGCAGGGATTAACAACGCAGCAGGCTGCAGAGCAAATGTCTATGTTCGGAGATATATCTCAAAATACCGGACTTAGAGTTGATAGAGTTGCGGAAGGACTTCAGAGTACAGCTAATAATTTCTCTAAACTCGGACTAAGTGCTGCATTCGGAAAGCCGATCCTTGAAGGATTCTCGTCTACACTTTCTGGAATGGGAATGGGCTTAGAGAATGCTATCGATCTATCCGGAACTCTTAGCTCGGCATTAGTTGGTTTAACTTCTAATTATTCAGCTGCATATTTGACCTTCCAGAAGGGCGGACTAGATATGGGTGGCGGTAGCGGAGCCCTGGGTGCCGGTATAGGGCTTCGTGCTAAGATGGCTGACTCAACACCCGAAGATCAGGGAAAAATTGGTATGGAGTTAGCCAAGGGTATGAGGGATACTCTAGCTTCATTTACAGGTGGTCAAACCGTTACAGTTCAGCAGGCCGCCGAAGACCCAAAACTCCAAGCTGCATTCTTCACTCAGACTAAATTACTAGAGCAGCTATATGGTATTCAAGATGCCGGTGCCCAAGATAGAACTCTAGATTTACTTTCTCAGATAGACACAGCCATGAAAAGCGGAGACATGGAGCTGGCCGAATCTCTAGGAAAAGATCTTCAGGAAGCAGGAAAGTTGCAGAATGAAACACTAGGATATCAAGCAAAAATTGAAGCACATACTGCAGCTGCACTTGGCGAGCTTCAACTTTTAAATACACAAATTGTTGCTAGCGCAAATGCTAGCGGAACAACTTTATCTGACGCCCTATCTAGAGTTCAATCTGGAGCTTTGAGCGCTGCGACTCCCGCAATAGCTGCTGCCAATAGTCAAGTTCCTGATGGGCCAATGGTTGATTTTAACGCTGGAATGGATAAAGTTTCAACAACCATATCTTCAAGTTTGTCGGGGATGAGCGAAACTTTATCCAATATGGACCCAAAGATTTTCGGTTCTGCGGTCGCTGAAGCATTATCCAAAACTGGTGTGGGCCTATCTTCAGGTTCTGAAGAGTTAATGATCCGTTTCATTAGCACCTCATCTGATTTAATCGGAAGCATTAAAAAGCTTATAAATGAAAGGGTTTAAAATGGTATTACAAAGACAATCTATGAAGTTTTTAGTTCCTCTTAATTTAGAGTCGCTAGGCCGCTCAGATTTAGTTGGAAGAGCTGTAGTTCCATTCTACATAAATCCATTAACTTTTAGCATTCAAGAAAGTAAGATTATTAATGATACGTTAACTAAGGGTGGATACGTTATTCAATACTGGGGAGAGAATCTATCTGATATTCAGGTTAGCGGCACGACAGGTTCCGGAGGTATTGAGGCTATAAATGTTTTAAGATCTGTATATAGAAATGAAATAACTCAATTTAATAATTTACTTCTTGAAAGAGCTGTAGCGCTAGATGAAGCTGCCAGAAGGTCTCTTTCCGATTCTTCTTCGGCCAATACGCTAAGCGGTGCAGTATCGCTTATAGATGAAATTTTCACCGGCGGTCAGTTTCCCGGCGGAGGATTGGGCCAGATTATAAATGGAGTTAACTCTTCGGTTGAGTCAATAACCAATGCCATTAAGGGCGCCAATCCTGATGACCCGAGGTCTGTCGAGCTAATACCATCAACCGGCGCATTCGCAGTTAGTGTAATTTTATATTTTCAGGGTGAAAAATTTACTGGATATTTTAAAGGATTTTCCGTTAATGAAAGCGCAAACTCACCAGGCATTTTCGAATACAACTTTTCGTTTAATGTCATTAAAAGGTCTGGGCAGAGAAATAACTTTATGCCATGGCACAGAAAGGCTAGAAATTCATCTGGAGAGCCTGTTGTCGCATCTATGCCGGAAGAGGGACAAAGGTTGGATGAGTTAACTTTTGAATCAAATTCTACTGAATCCAGGGGAACTGTAAATACTCAAAATACATTAATTGGAAGAGTTAGATCTACTTTCACAGAAACGCAGGAATCAGCAAATAACGATATCAATAGAGTTAGTATCAGTAGAAATTTGTCAATTAAAGGTCGTTAGTAATGAATAAAAAGTTAGCCAATACCGTTAGCGCAAATATTAAAAATTTGCTATCTGAGGCTGCAAATGGTAAAAAGTCTATTAGGTACACTCCCGATGAAAGCAATCTATTCGGAGAGGGTGTATCTCTCAGGCTCGGTGAAGATAGAGCTTTATCAATAACGCCTAATGAAAGAAATATATCAACCCTAACTCCAAGAGCGTCTGTTTTAATTAAAAAGAAAGCATTTTCTACATTTAAGCATGTCAACGATCTTCAGTGGATGGATCGAACTGAAAAGATGCTGCTTAGGTCAACCAAAGCTTTATTCTCATATAAGGTTGCTCAAGTTAGAGCTTATGAAAGCTTAACTAAGAATGAAGAATTTTATTCTAAAACATCGGAGATAAATTTATCTTTGCTGGCAGATCTTATTTCTAATGCTAGATTTCTAGATATAGATGATTTCGATCAAAGCCGAAACCAACTTTCCTCCATTATAACCACATTCTCTAACTCTCTTCGTGACGCCTCTTATGATAAGATTAAAGAGGGAATACTACTTCTCATGGAGAGAAATGCTTTTGCCTCAGAGCTTCCATTTACTACATGGATAGTCGACCCAAATAATGTAGATAATTATGAGACCGGACCTGGAACCGGAGTTATCGAAATAGGAATGTTCTCTAGTTTTAACACCAGTTGTAATCTAAATATAGATCCTAGTAGTGCTGAGCTTACACTTGAAGATCCTTATAGAATTATGAATATAACAGAGAGTGACATTGAGATTGCTATAAAGGAAGCATTATTTGGAACTCTAGGTTTGCTAAATGAGCTATCAAATGAGGGGAGTCCCCCTATTGACACTCGAAGCGCGGTTGGGGCAGGGCTTGAGCTGCTGGGAACTGGAATTGGTATCCCTGGGCTTGGAAGACTAGATAGGTCTATTGATGTAGATTACATTCGAGATAGAATGAGAATATTTTATCTGGGTAAACCAATAATTAATGCTGGTGACGCAGTTCACTATTATATTCGTGGAAATAAAACAGCTCAAAATTTTACAGAATCTGAGAATATATTTGACCGCGATTTTTTATCAGTTGACGAGTCAATTCTTGAGGCAGAAAGAATTCTATATACAAACAGCCAAGTAGATTTCGATACCTATAAAAACTTACGGCAGTTTTCTGATAGCTCTTTTGGAATGAAGCATGTGTTTGGAGGCTTTGTTACCAGAACTTCTGAAACCTGGAACAATGGATCATGGACCATGAGAGTTAGCTGCACTGATAATATGGGATGGCTTCAGTGGTCAAGATTTATGATTGAGCCGGCCCTACAAGACCCTCAGGGCATACTAGAAGACCCACTAACCCCATATGAGGTGAGGACTGACGATGCCGGAATTGTACTCTCTGCAGGTGGCCCAGAACTGCTTGATGAAAATAAGCAACTAATTAAAAGTGGTTTGTTATTTTATGATTCCGGAATTCTGAATGGTCAGATTGCAACAGAAAATAATCTTTTTCAGGGCCAGTATAATAGAAGCGGTTCTCTTTCTGGTACTAAGATTTTACAACATCCACAAGGGTTGGTGTACAGATGGAAGCAGGGAATTGTTGCAGCAACCGCTGGAATAACAATTACCGATCCCTATAGCGAAACGCAGGTTACTCAAAAAATTCATAATCAGACATATGGACTGACAGTAGCTGAAGACGTTTTAAATAACCTAGACATAGCCAATATTCTAAGTATTCTTATAGTTGGGCAGCCTTACAACGTTCAGACATTTATTGACCAAGCCTATATGGCACACAATATTGGCCGCGGAGAGAGTGCCTCATCTATGAGTGCGGATGACCCACTATCTGCCGTTCTAGATGTAATTAGAAGACAAAATATTCATATTGGAAACTTTAAGCCATACCGGTTAATTACAATGAGCAAGGAAACATTATTTCAGACGGCTAACACAAATATCCTGAGAAATAATCTTAATGGAAACATTGAGAAGCTTCAAAATCGCAGAGCACAACTCGATGCTCTAATCAGAAGACTGGGCAGTTCAGAGGCTCCAGGAAGCGGTATTTTACTTAACTCCCTAAGGGAAGAAAGAAGATCGGTCAATGATGGTATATTCGATCAGGTTAAGACACTGGAAGGATCAGGGGCAGTTTCTTCTGTTGACCTAGTTACCCAAAACTTTAATCTATTTGGACGAGGTAAGGATTTACCAATTACAGGAAATTATTCAGCGGATCATGAGATAACCAGGGCTATGACAATTGTTGGAGCTCAAAGGAAAATTGAAGATGTTAGGCTTAACAGAGATCAGAACTTATTTATAGTTTCCGATCAATATGATGAGCAGACCGACATCAGGCCCTTCATATTTAAGCTTCGTGATAATGACTTCAAAATATTTAAGGGCGATTTCATATCAATATATGATAAATGCCAAGCAGCAGCAAATTATACAAATTTAGAGATATTCTGTAATACAGAAGGTCACCTGGAGTTTAGACCGCCTCAGTGGAATAAGACTCCCTTATCAATCCTACAAAGACTATTCGAGATCAATCAGGAGTCTGACAAGAAGATTGTACCTGCTTTCTTGACAGAGATCTTTTCAAGTAGAACTGATAGTCTAACAAGGGAGATACACAGCCTTAACATCAGAATTGTCTTGTTAGCCTTACTTCTTAACAGCTACCCTGACAAGACGCTGATACCGAATTTCAGTATTGTAGTAGGTAGAGATATACTACTAGCTGGTTCCGGAAAAGGCAAAGAAAGTTTAAGATTTTTTGGCGTCAGGCAGGGCCGACCGGACGCATCCCTAGCTTTGAGGGATGGAAATTCGCAAATTGGTATCGGCAATCGCCTAATTAACACGATCGACCAAGTTGTCGGCTCCGGACTTAACTTGGAGGCGGGTTTGGGCAAGCGCGGACAAATTTTAAACGGCGACACTACAACGTTGCTCGGCGTTTTTGATCCTTTATTTCAGGAGTCAAAAGGACTAGTATCTAACGTTTTAAACGCGGCCTCTAAAGCTTCCGGAGAAAATGCTTTAAAAATTGCAAAAGCTGCAAATCTTAATGAATTAAGAGAGAGCTTTATTAAGATCTCTGGTATCGACCCTGCGTCAGATCTCGTGACTGATAACGGCAAATTTCAAGACTCTGATTTCATCTTTAATAACAACTCAACAAGTTCCACTAGGGAATCTGATAACATAACTAAGGCAAATAACTATCTTAAAAAGCTAGAACAGACCCTCTCCAATAGAGATCGTTTGGTCGTGGTTTTACAAAGAAATCTTGAAAAAGAACAAGAGCTTGAGGAAGTAGAGAGTATCTTAGCAGGAGAGTTTACTGCGGAGTCAATTCCTCAAGCTGGAGGCAGCCAGGCTATTGAGGATTTCAACAGAGGGCTTGATTCGGTTATCGATGTTCTCAATAGAACCAGCAACACCGTGAAGACAATTTCAGATATTTTCACAGGTGACGCCACCAAGGGAACTTTATTTGACCATCTTATCGCCGATGATGGACGAAATATGACGGGGCCAGGATCCGGAAGAAGATACATTATCAGGGATGAAGATATAATTTCATGCACATTTACCGAAGAGCCTCCGGATGCAGTCAGGGTCGATGTTGTGGGTGACGCACCAATAATTGGAAATGGTCTCAATCAGGCCTTTAATGATAGATATTTTTGGGCAGGAGCTACAGACTTTGATCTTTGGAGGCAGTATGGATACAAGTACCCTGGATCAAAAAACCTTCCATTCTCTAACGATGCAGAGCAGCAGTCAAAGCCTTGGGCAATTCTAGAATTGCAGCTACAGAGACTAAAAATTAATCAAGCTTCTATAGATGTTATTGGAAACGAGTATTATGAACCAGGCGATGTTGTCTACGTAGAGTCCAAGCAGCTACTCTATTACGTTAGAAGCGTCTCTCATAGCTTTACATTTGGGCAGGCTTTTTCAACCAGCCTAACTTTAGAGTTTGGTCATCCACCTGGAGTTTATCTACCCAGCCCTCTAGATATAATTGGTCAGCAATATATCAAGGAGCCTGTTACTGGTACATTTACTACCTATCGAAACTCCCGAGGAGACGATAGCTACAGAACGCTTCAGCCTGATAGCGCTATCGTTTTTCCTCAGCAGAGAATAACTCAAGATAATTTAGCGGTTCTTCTGGATCATAAAAATAACGCCGTAAGATTCACCAATATGATGGCGGATTTGAGCTCTATATTAATAGGCAATAGAGTTGTTCTTATTCGTGGCTTTGTAAAGGGAAGGAATACTGAGGATGAAGAGAGAGTTAGGGAGAATATTAAAACGATCAAAGACCTAATGCAGAATCCAGTATCACTATCTCAGACGAATCCTACATCTACAACCGATGATATTGCCGACACAGTATCATCGGCTGTAAGAGGGCTCGGAAAGCCGGCGGGCACAACAAAAACAACTAGACCGATGATTCTGCCTAACGGGCTTCCGGTAATTTCTATTCCATCGGATAAGATAGCTGAGCAGATTGTATTTCTAGACAATAAAGACACTTATAGTGAAATTCAAACTATGAATCCAAATATACCTACCAGTCAATTTATAGATGGAAAAGAAGTTAATTTTGATGACTACGAGGCGATTTTTCCAAAGGGCGGACCCAAGCAAAGAACTTGGCTTGACATAAGAAATCAGAATAATGTCACAAGAGTTGTGGGCTTGACAACATTTAATGTATCAAATGTTATTGAGATTGGTATTTTAGATATAGATAGAGCAATAAAGACTAAGGTTAAGGCTAGGTAAATGTTTCCATCAGACCAAATATTTGAAGCAATAATATCTAGAATTGATCATAACTCTGGAACCTGCTCAATAAGCCCTATTGATGCCAATAGCGATTCAACTATTAATGATGTTCCTATTCCTCATTTTGCGGGAAATGGAAACTTTGGAATTTTTTGTGGAATCAACGTAGGAACTAGAGTTCTCGCTTTATTTACGTCAGTTCGTGGCAGAGAAGTTACTGTTATCTCGGGTCTGATACCTAAAAATAATCTATATTCAAACTTCTTTCTTAGAAGGAAACCTACCGATACACCCAGCGGAACTATTCCATATCCTAATGTAAAAGAGGGGGACTTATATCTTCGAGGTGATCGGGGCGCTGAAATATCTTTACTCGGAACTGGAGACATATCCATTAAGGGGGTTAATGGTGGCGGAACTTACATCAAAAAGATTGATGGAAGAACTTCAATGCTAAATACCTCGTCAGATATAATTCAGTACTCTAGTGCCGGCAGGGTCGTATCCGGCCCGGTAAGAAGAATGTCTGGGGCGATTAGAAACCTATATCCATCTCCAGATATATCTGAGATTCCGCTATTTGCAGATCCCGATTATGCCAAGAATGCGAAATCAAAAGGTTTTTTCTTATCAGAAATTCCAATGAAAAGAAGCTACCGCTCAAGAAAGAGAAATCCTGAAATATCTGAATATAGAATGGTAATTAATGAGTTCTCATCCGATTCGATGTTCACAGGCTTTGATGATGAAGCCCAAAGAGTCGACGGCTCCATAGGAATGTACGATAATTCAGAAACCTTCAGAAGAAATAGGGAGCAGGGAAACACCCTACATTTAGCTGAACATGAACTAATTGAAGTAATTGGCGGAAACTTAGTTGATATAAATGGCAATGTTTTAGACATCAACTACCGACCTTTATCATATAGTGATGGAAATAGAGTTCCAAGAAGCGATATCGATATAAACTATGATAGAGCCAGAAGAATATCCAGGAGGGGTGTTGGATATCATTTTCAGCTTTCTACAAATACCAAAAGTTCCGACTTAAGTGAGTCTAAGTCTAACTTCGTATTTGACCTAGACAAAGAAGGCCTTCTTAAGATTAACATACCTTCATCTAGTGATACCGGTAATATACCTTTTGTTTCAAACGCAAATTATATTGGCAATCAAGATAACGTAGAAGTTTCATATCTTAACTCCTCAGTTATAGAGCAAATACCGGTAACGCTAAGAGATGAGACGGGCCAGGCTGTATTTCCGGGCAAGGGATCTCAGGGCTACACTTATAGAAAGACGGGTATAAGATATGCGGTCGATGGTGAATCCCCATACTTTCCAACTGATACCGATGGCGTAGTAAATGAGGTTAGAGTAAATTCAACAAAGCACCATAATATGTATGCCACTGCTGAAAGATTAATTGCAAACACCATCAGATTAGTCAATATACCTGAAAGATTCGCTAGTCCGGATGGCTTTCCTGAGGGAATGGCGGTATCTAGGCCCTTTGAAGTTCCAATCCCAAGCTCCCTGGGCGTAAATGAAGGTAAAGAGCTATCTTCATTTTTTGAGAATGGCGGTTCTGATTTTCCAAGTTATATGAGCGTTATTGCGGTAGAGCCCGGAAATCCTGCAGTATATCCTGGTGGCGGAGAGGACGGAAACGGAATTGGAACGCTTGTCGCAGGAAGGTTATACACTGATGAGGAATTAAACCCGCCATATTCTAATGCTTTTAGCTCTAGAGTTAATGGTGATGAGGTAGCTGCGGATATTAATGCCGGTGATGAGGAGGCCAGGCCGGTAGGTGGCAGGAGCATTCACGCTAATATAGAGGGCTCGGTTGAGACATCAGTTGGTAAAGATAATTACGATCAAAAGAGTATAACGCTTGACACGGAAGGATCTGTAGTTGCCTGGATGGGTAAGGACCGAAACGGCAGAAGTTTTATTGGCCAGACTGATGGTGACTTTCTGTTGAACCTTGGAGGTTCTTATGAGGGTCAGGATACGGAGCAGCCAGTTATGAATAAGGGAAGGTTTGAGTTAAGGGTTAATGTAACTGACAAGGGTTTTACGGCGACACAGTATAATAGAGAAGATGATTCTAATCAAAATTTAAATCCGGGCTCAGAATCAGATTTCATTATTTCTATTAGCGAAAACGGTATAGTTATAGCCGGAATGAAGAAAGCCGCACCAATGATATTTAGAAATGACGGCCCTATATTAATAGAGAGCTCCTCTAGTGATGTAACATTAAAAGGTGTTCAGGTAAAAATAGTAGACCCCAAGGGTGCTATGTCGGTTATCAAACCACCAACAAGGAATAGTTAATGTCAATAGTTTCATCAGTAATAGAGCCACAAAAAGAAGAGGCGTGTCAGGCTCCAGTAGATTTAAGCTGTGAGCCCGGTGGTATTATTGCTTCTAAATTTGACACTAAGATTAAGATAGAGTTTCCTAGGGATTATCAAATACTACCTATGGCTGGTGGTGCAGTTATAAGCTTCGGAACAGGTCTTAAGTTTAAACCATCTGACAGCATATCCAGAATATTGGCAAAAGGTACTAACTCACTATCGGGAAGGTCTTTTCAAAATAATATTGCAGATCTTAATAATGCAAGAAGGCTAATTAGTGGCTCTTTATTTGATATAGCAAAGAGAAATATTAAGATTAAAAATGAAGATTCTAAAATAAGATCTCCTTTTATATATTTCTCTGTATTTAAAGGTGAAGATTCTAGTTCAGTAAAAGACGGCTTGATGAATTCCGACTTAATAAGGCTGGTTGATTTCAGATACATACCTGCTGAGTCATTCTCTTCAGCATTAGGTAATATATTAAGCAATAATGATGCACTTTCGGATGCCGTTGGTATATCGGGAAGAAGATTTTCTGAGCTAAAGAGTACGGCTGATGAGATTAGAAGGTCTATATCTTTGGGTACCCCTAGCCCGGAAATCGATCCCCAGCGGGCCAGCATAGTCGATCTAGCCTTAGAATTCTTTCCGGTTATAAATATCTCAAGTAGAGACCT